ATTGTTATCGCTGTTCTGTTTAGCAATCTTCATATCATCGGCTTGCTTTTGTTTAACAGCCTGCGCCAATAAGAACGAGCGATAAGTTTGGTCGCTTATCATATCGAGCATAGCCACATCAGCCGTAGTGATTTGGTTTTTCTCCAACGCAATACCAATGAACTGATCCCATCGTGCTTTATCGGCACTGTCGAGTACAACTTCAATTTTGGTGTCAAACATCAGGCTTGCCAAATCTTCGTCGTTCATATTTTTCAGATACTCTATATCCTCTTTACCGAGGGCAAGATTATACCCGTCGAATGAGTTATCTAATCCCATGAACTTATCCAATAACAACAATTCGACATTCTTAGCGCAGCCCTTGAAGTTTTGCAGGTATGATTTGTAGGCATAGTTAGAAGCATTATCGGCTATTTCACGGGCATCATTCAGTGTGCTGTTAGCCGTTGCGCCATTAGTTATTTGCCCACTTGCAAGGTTGTTATCTCCCGTAATGATTTGTAGTTTCTTATACGCACTCCACCACTGCGCATCTAACTGTTCAATCTTATTGGAATACTGGTTGTTCTGTGGCTGTATAGGCGGCTGTGATTGTTCGTCGCTATCGGGTTCTTTAGAACGGTAATACTGATTACCTGTTTGGAGATATATACCAAACGCCTGCATGGGTGATATTACTCCAACCCCTTCGCCCATATCCATATTTGACAACCCTAAAATATCGATATTAAACCCATCAGGGGCTGTCATGGCTATGATTTTCTGCGTCTGTAAATGGATGTTCTGCATCAAATCAATAAGTGGTATCATGGTTTCTACCAAAGGGGTGTTTCTGCACTTATTGTTGCTATACATGTGTACCGAATACGGCGAGCGTATCTCTACCAAATTATTATTAGGTTTTAGCATGTGTTTAGCCAACCCCCATTCCAACACCTCGTCTGTTTCACATATCCACACCCCATGATAGGCTACATAGTATGGCGGGGATTTTAGCTCGGTTGCCGATTTATCTGTCGTACTATCCAGTATAGCCTCACGACCGTATTTATTCTTTACAACCGACTTTTTCAGGTTATACAGCGTCTTGTAGTATAAATCTACCACTTCGCACGATACCTGGTCATACGGTCTTGCAATAGCGGTGGTATAATAAGTGTCCCATTCTACAAACCAATCAGACGAGTTACCATATTTGCCTTTAAACCTGTTAGCCAATGCCCAAAGTTCGTCCTCTGTATACTTATCGGGGTAACGCATCCGTATTTCGGTAATTGCCATAGTTAGCTTCTGGCCTTGCCATTGCCAATCTCTAAAGTCGTCAAACTCTGAATAGGAGGTGATAAAAGCTTCGGGCTGTACCCACGGAGTTTTTATCCATCCATTGCCGTTAAGTTCGGTCTGTGTAATTGAATATCCTGCGCAGAAAATATCGGTTAGCAATTTAGACTTTATCACGTCCTGCCATTCGTTTTGGTCGAATACCATCTCCATGCCCATTTGCATGATAATTTCTTCTTTCTGCTTATAGGTCGTTTTGAACTTGATATTAAGTTCCTGCTCTGATTTGGGGTCGCTGTCTGAAAATTCCTCGAACTGCAACCCTGCCGACTGCTGTAATTGTTGTACCGCTGGCCCATAATTCATTTTGAATCGAGCCTCGTCCTTATCTTTCTTCTTCTTATTCTGACTTACAGGGCCAAATGCCTTACATGATATTTTTTCCTCACGCTGCATGTATCGGTCAATCTTGGCGTTCAGTAATGGAACGGCTATGGCAAGCGGAGAGTAATCCAAATTAACAACTACGATTTGCCCCTCTACTTTTACCTGATCCCGAAACTGTTCGCAAGGTTGTTTACCCATTGCATACAGTCTATTCTTCATTATCCTTGCAATACGAGCTACATAGGTTTCGCCACCATATCCTGCTCTCCAACGATTATAACAGCCACGCATTACTTTTAAACCGAACTCTTCGGTATTTTTCTCACTATCCGAAGATAGCGGGTTGGCTGTTAAACTCGTTATTGGGAGCATAGTAATAATTTGTATCAAATATATAATAATTAAAATAAAAATAGTATATTCGCTTTATGAAATTAAACAACATACAAGAGCAACCCGAAAACTTGATAAAAGTCAAGCAGGGATAGCTATGTAAGTTAAATTATAAAAGCATTAAGCCTCTTGACAAAATCAAGGGGCTTTTTCTGTTTAGGGTAGTATATCAATTGGCAGATTACTGCATTTGGGATGCAGAGGTTTCGGGTTCGAGTCCCGATTACCCTACGTTGGTGGAGATAACGTTCGAATCGTTGCCATGCAATTGCATGGTTAGTATAATTGGAATTATACCACCTTAGTTATTTTACTATGGTGCAATGGTTAGCATATAACAATTTGGATGTTGTGATTTAAGTTCGAATCTTAATAGTAAATCGATGCGTTGGACAAATGGTTAAGTCACTACACTTTCAATGTAGTCATTACGGGTTCGAATCCCGTACGCATTACTTTTTATGCACTTCTTCTGCCTGGTAAAATTGACATGCCTGAAATCTTTGGTTTGTTATCTTGCTTGCGTTCTGTGCCTCCTATCAATGCCATAAAAAAAGCGATACATTCATCGGAATGTGTCCTATCAGATTGGTCAAATGCAATAAGTTGTTTTACCAACGGTATAAAATAAATCTTATGCCACCTGACTTTTATATACTCATCTGCTATATCTGTTTGCTTCTGCAAAGCAAAAGGGTCATTAGATGGAGTGCCATATTTATCAGCCAATTTCTTCTTTCGCATAGGGTCAATTGTGGTTTTCGGTCGCCACATAACGTAATGTTTATATCCCTCTTCTATGAAAGTTTCGTAATAATCATCGATGTTGTTTTCGTAGTTAGCCTTACATCCATAGTATTCACAAAGCATCATTACATATCTATGGAAATCCCGTTTAAACCTTATGGTATGGCGTGGAGGGGCAAATCTCAACACCATCATGCCGCTATTTTCAGGGTCATTGTGGTCGCCCTTTCTATAAACATATGCTACTGCTTGTGATTTTTCACTACCGGTTGTTAGTGTTGCCCCAATTGGATCGACACCTATTGCAAAACTTTCTTCGTTTCCCGGTGCAAGACCGCCGCTATATATGACTTTTTTCTTATTCGCTTGTTCGGGTAAATCAAAATCCCAAACCATCTCGCAAGCTCCGTTTTTATCATCTCGCCACTTTACTATTGTTACGGGTTCGGCGTTCGGGTCTGTTGATTTTTGTAATTCCCTGTAAAAAGTTACCCGCCTTCGTAACCCTGACGGTGCGTTATCTTCGGGTCTATCATTGTTGCACTCTAAATAGTCAAGTTGGTTTTGAAGCACCTCGTTGTCGAAGCAACCACCGAAGTTTTTAGCCTGCCACATGTGCCGTTCCGATAACGGGTCTTTCTGTTGTGCCTTAGCTAAATCCGACCCTTCTAAATTTTCCCATAATGATAATATAAATTCTCGCGCTGCTTCCCTGTTTGAATAACCGTGGTCATCAACAAATTTAACCCCTGTTACAGGGTGTGAGCCTACATATCCATAATCTGCTGGGATAAGTAGGTTTGTTAAATAACTTTCAGTCCTGCCTGTTTTTGGATTTAAAGTGTTCATTCGGCTTGCATCCCAGGTTTTTTTGAAGTTAGCGCCCCCTTTTTTCTCCATATCCTCTACGGTAGTAGTACGCAAGCACTTGCCTGTTATAGCAGAACCTTTTTGCAAACAGAAACGATATATATAATAACGGGTGTCGGTATTTACTTCCTTAGTTTTGCCGCACTCATCGTCAAGCATAGTGTATAACTCTTCACCATCATACGCCTCCTCTACGCTTGACCTGTGGTCTATTGACGAATTTAGTGCTTCACCGTAAATCTTACCCCCGTCTTTTTGCGCCCTTTTACGAGGCTCTGCAAACTCAAGTATGGTAGCAGGTCGTGTTTCGCCGCTATCGACTGGCTTTAAAAAGTCTTCAAGCTGCGTCCATGATGAAACTAACTTTTTGAATAAGGTTTTTACATCTTCATTTGTTTTTGACTGCATGCCCCCACGGCGATATGTACCCCATGCGGTTCTCTTATAAAGAATGCAGTTCCCTATATTTGATTTACCAAAGCGCCTGTTAGTAGCTAAGTTTCCACCAGCCATGTTCGGCATTAACTCTATCTGCCTCCACCATAGCATTACATCACGCTGCGCATCAATAAATAGCATTTTTTTGCCTTTATCACGCCAGTATCCGAGTAAAAGGTAATGAATGTCTGAAACAAACTCTAACCTACCCGCATTAAAAAACCAAAACCCACCGTTTGTTTCGGCGAGTTTGGCTACCTCTTGATGTAAAAAATCTTCTGTAAGTTGTTTTGGAACGTCGGGGTAAGGAAAAAATTGCTTTTCTGCGGGAATATTAAAGTTAGCTATTTCGTTCCATCGTGGGGGTTCAGGAAGATAAACGGTTATTTCGCCAATAACCCTTGACCTTTCAAACTTTTCAATAGCTAATTTACATTGTTCCCTGTTCATTAGCCAAATGTAATGTTATTTTGGCTTAACAACAAAGTCTTGAATATTACTCTTGACTTTTTTAACGGTGGTTGTTTCTGTTTCTTCGGTTATGGTCAAACTCATCCAATCTGCTTTGTTTTTAACCAATAGGCTTATGCGTTCAAATAGCTTTTCATCGCCCTTTAATATTTTTAGCGGGTCATCCTTACCCTCGTTAATGCTTTCAAGTTCCTTTGCTATTGCATCGGCCAATAACAATATTTGTTTTTTCAGGTTGCTAACTCCGTTAAGTATTTTATCCTGATATGCAATATAAGATACCAGTTCTTCTCTATCCGTTATTTCTATCTCTGGCCTTTTCATACTTCTCCATAATTACCCGTTCAATTTCTTCTTTTGCGTTTGACTTAAATAAATCAAACCATTCTTTAGGTTCGTTTAGAGACACTGGATGCGAAACAAGGTGTTGTATTTTCTGTCCATCTGAAAGCGTTAAACATCCGCCATATTGATATATTGAGTTTCGACCATTCATTGAGCCACTTTCCCAATAATATATATCTTCCTTTTTCATATAGATTTAGTTAAAATAAACTTTTTTTTACCTACCCATAAACTAATATATTTAGAGCAATGGTCTATTATTGATTTATATTTAATGTAAATATCTTCATTCCATTTTTCGGTAGTGTCGAACAGCCATTGAATGTTTGGCAGATATAGGAACGTTAGCATAAACAATTCGTTTTGTGTATATTCTTCGTTATGGTTTTTAAACCAATCATACCAAAAATCAGATTCGGGTTTATATTCGCCTGTAAATTCAATTTCCATATCCTCCCTTACAATTAATCCATTTATTATTACCCTCCCATTCTTGATAGCCAAATCTGCTTCTTTTGAAAATTTTAAAACATCAGACTTCATAAGAAATTGCTTTAGTTTCATTTCATATCCCCTTCCTCTCCCTCAATCCTTTCTGATATAACTCTTCCCTGACACTCTTGCGTATCACCCGTGTAATATGCTTATCGGGCTGTAAAAAATCTCCTTTTTCAATAATCTTCAAATTATCCATTTTACTATTAAAATCATCCATTCGCTGATTAAAAAATTCCTCATAAGTATCGACCTTCTCCCTGCCAACAGGAGTGAGTATGTAGGCTATTCTCTTTTTTGCCGCCTTGGTACTATTTACCCTAATCTTTTGTACCAACCCTTTCTCAACCAATTTCATTATCGACAAGTGCCTTGCCCCTATTCCCCAAAACTTTAAATCCTCCCTAAACAGCATGTTTTGGTACGACATGATAATTAGTGCTTGCCCTTGTAAGTAAGTAAGGTTGTTCTTATTATACCAGCCCGTAAACACGGTAAACCCCACAATCGACCAATAGTATTTCGGTTCTTTTTGTATCAGCCTAACCTGTTCGGGTAATGGTTCGGGCGGAAACTTTTTCATCAGGTAGATAGTTTGTGTTAGCCGCTTTATGGTCTTTCGCTGACGTTCCAAAACTATCCTCGGGTCTATTGGCCCGAAATTACCCCCTACCTGCTTCTGCCCCTTCTGCCAGTTCCCCGCCATATTTCCAAATTATTGTGTCCTTGTTTATTATCCATTGGTTATTAGGTAGTGGTACGCCAACGTTTCGCCATACTTTCATACGCTGACCTGTGAGGGTAGCAATCGCCTCCACATCCTTAGGTTCGGGCAATGGGTCGCAGGTTCCAGGTTCTATGTGGCAGCCGAGGCGAAGAAAGAAGTCGAGTTGTTCTTTCCGACGGGCGTTCTCTGCCAACCGTTCGTTGGCATCCTCATCGGGCAGGTACTCCACAATAAGGTTATTACCAACCGACCATGTCTGTCCATCCTGTTCTATTCCAACAACCACATCCTCTGTAATCTTCAAATGTTTATGACCGCCATACCTCAACCAGTAGTTCTTATCGTTGTAAGTTATTACGGTTTGCCCCACCTTATATGAACCTCCCTTCGGCACATGTGTTAATTTAACCCTCAACCCATCCTTACGCTCTTCCCGCAACCATATACCGCTATTTGTACGCTCTCCATTGTCAAACACCTCATCGCCTAAGTAGATACCGGGCAACATAACAACAGGGTCGAGCTGAAAAAATACGAATTTTGCATCAATAATCGCTTCTGTTTCGGATAGCCAGCTTGCGGTTTCGTATGCACCATAGTAAACGAAGTACTTTTTACCTGCATATATTCGGGGACAGCTACGTAAAGTTTCATCCCTTTCCTGTTCGGGATAGTTATCTCTCACCGTATCCAACCAATACCCATTGTCATGTACCACCGTAACGGTCTGCGGGTTAATCAACCGCCTGTCCGTTGTTATGGCATGCCGTGTGCCATTCTCGTCATCCTCGTCTTCTTCTTCGTGTACATTGTACCTTTCAGGAATAATCAGGTTGAGCGGGGTTTCGGGTTTCGGGTCGAATATGACTACGATGCGGTTGTTGGTAGTTCTCATCTCATCCTCCTCCATCCAAATTTAGTTAATATTTGTTTACGACCGCACCTTTCGCATATCCTTTTGTTAGCGAAACGGTAGCGTAGCCATTTGTGGGGTAGGAATAGGCAGAGGATGTTCATCTCACTATACTCATTAAGATTTCAATATTTATTAACAGTCGGTCGATAACTTCCATAAAATAAACCCGGCAGCACCCAATAAAGGTGAAGCAATACAACTGAATTGTGGATGGTACTTACCGGGAATGTTTTAATGTTTTTAAGCCCAAAATTCAGTATCTTGTGTATTGCTCCGACTAAGTTACAAAACATTTCCATATATCCAAACTATTTTTTACTTTCACATCGGATTTGGCAATTCCGCCACATACCACTAATTTTAAAACAATGGCACAAGCACCAGTATTTATTACAGTACCTGTGGTGGCGGTAGACAGGAATGGTTCCGCATCCGGCACGACAGCAAATCTCAACACGGCTTTAATTCAAAGCTACACCGCAGCTTCAGCAGGCGAAATCGCAGCATTCCCATCTGCGCTATCCCAAATCATCTACATCGAGGATGTTCAAGCTGCTTCAACACGAACAAAAGAGATACTTTCTTCATCAACACCCGCTCAAATCGCAGCTTTAATTGTTGCTGCCAACGCAGGCGTAGTTGGTTTAGGAACATCGGGGCAAACAACCCTCGTATCTGGCACAAAAGCCATCACTATCGCAGGGCTTACCAGTTCAAATCTCGGCTTCATATCTTTGGTAGCCTCCAACACGGGCTCATCTACTGTTACTTATCAGGCGGTTTGTACCACAAACACACTAACGCTTCGTGCGAACGTTGCAGCAGGTACAATCAATGTGGCAGATGTATCAACTGTAAACTATGCTATACTGGGGTAATATCACCATCCTAAATATTACCAGCGAGCCGTTCCACATCGGGGCGGCTTTCCTGTTTCTTATGAGCATCAAAGAAGTAATCCCTCCCGCCAAGAACAGGTCTTAGCGAAAGTACCAGGTTCGACACCGATAACCCATGCAATTCATACTCCACCTCATCCACGTGCCACTTGCCGTTAGGTGAGCAGTGCCCCCGACAAAACTCATAAAACCTGTCAATAGCCGCCAGCTCGCATACGTGCCGCCCATGTTCGGCAGCAATCAGGTCTGGTAAATCTATCATTTGCGTTTCCCTTTCAACCCAGCCTTAATAGCATCACTCGCATTATCGCCGTAGGTCTTCATACCTCCGCTTCCTGTACTTGGTTTCCCAATTACCCGACCCAAATTAGGATTAGCACGTTTCATACTGTCAATCTTCCTAGTCGGTACTTGGCCACCCGCCTTCAACACACTATAATTAGTCGTATCCCTTTTCGCAGGACTCACCTTACTTGTTGGTTTTTTTACTGTCTTTGCCATAATCAAACGTAGTTATTTGGTTTGGGAATTGCAAAAAAAAGTTTTGTGTTTGTGTGGTAGAGGGATTAACCCCTAATGGACGACGACCCACCGCCCCCGAGATGGACAACTTTCTTTCAACCGGGTTGGCTCGAAATACTTTTTGAGATTGCCTAACACTTCATAAACCGAAACGGATCGCAGCGCATGGAAAGGTTAGAAAACTATAGTGTTTAAACATTAAATGGTATAACATACGTGTTGCTACATCTTGTCTCATAGTGTATATTATGTTACCTGTCTTGTTTACTATACTGTAAATCAAACCCCTCCCCTACCCTATCGGTTAGGTAGTATAGGTGTGTAGTATTAGTCAATAACACGGAATAATTGGTCAAAAAGTCGGAATGTTAAAATATATTTTGTAATACTAAAAGTAATACTTACTATTGCAGTGTCGAAAGGGACAACAAAATAAGCAATAACTAAAAAACTTAGCAATTATGACAACTCTAAATTACAATCGTTTAATGGCTCTTAAACCAACTGTTTACTGCACCGTTACAAACACACTGGGTCAATCATTTGATTTGGTTGAGCATCCTATTAAAGGCGATGAATACACTGTTATTATTATGTATCATGAGGAAAAATTAGCCGTTGATAGTGAGTTTTGGGATACTGAAGATATGGAAAGCAACAGCGATTATATGCCCGTTTATATGTATGGTGAAATGCATCTTGCGTATGAATTAGACCCGAAAGATTTAGTTTAACTGACGAGGCTTAATTAGCCGAAACGCTGCGAAGCGTCTTAAACATACAATTAAACAAAGCAATATGATGAAAACTAACAAATTCAACTACATCAATGTTATCCAACAGAATTATGGTTTTGGTTGGGAAGATAATAGCGAGTATGCTGCTATGAGTAATGGCTTATCAATTAACAAAGAAACACGTGATTTACTTAGGCACGATTTAAAAGAATATCGTTTAACAGGTTATTTAACACGTGTTATATTTAGAAAGGAATTGAATAAATGCCACGCATAACCCCATCCCTAACCGGCGTAATACTTTGCATAGCTTTAGGCGTTGCAAGTATTATCGCCTTTGTAATAACTTATTAACATGAAACATAGCCCAGATCAACCAAAAGAGTCGCTACAAGTGAGGTCATTAAGAATGACGGACAGCGAATTCAACTACATCAAGACACGTCACAACGGCCTCTCCGCCGCCATCCGCCTACTAACCAAAGGCGGGAAGTATGAGCAGCAAGCGGAGCAAATCGAATTATTAACCAAACAACTTAAAAAATTAAAAGGATGAACGGACTATATAACGGCAAAACTATTGAGCAGATAGCCAATAATTTTCACCCTGATATGATACAATTACACAGGGATCAATATATAAACAACTGTAAAGAAGTTATTAAAAACGAAGAAGCCGGGTTTAATTTAGATTATTGCCAGCAAGTTAGAATATCTAACTTTTTATTAACAGAGTTTTATTTGACAGGCAAACACTTAAATTAGCCATTATGAAAACCTACCAACCAACACCGACCCCTCAAGCCGCTGAACTATTAACCCATCAAGCAAACATAGAGGCAAAACTCGACCAGTTAGGCGCAATCATAGACAAAGCCAGGCGCGGCGATATGGGTTTAACGCTTGACGAAGATAAAACGCCCGAATGGTTAAACGCCAAACGGGCATATAATACTGCCTTTGCCATGCTTCGCGATACCAACGCTAAACTAAACAAACTCCGCAAGCCTGATCATTTTGAGGCTATAAACGGCAAACGTGTAACAATATATAAATACATAGCACAATGAAAAATCACTTCACGCCACAACCAACCCGCAAACGTTTCTCTGAGACAATCGACTGGCCAATGTTAATCTTCGCCAGTATCTACTGCACCGCCGCAATAGTCATGTTAACCTTTGCCGTAGTAAATGGAATCTCGCAGATGCTCTAACATCCCACAGCCCGACCCAATAAGCCGGGCTTTTTTGTGTCCTACTTATCCACTTTGAAATCCAAAGTACTTTGTTTTCATATTTAAACCTTAAATAAAGCCTTGTATTGAACGATAATATCATCAGACATACCAATATACCACTTACGTTGATATGTGTCATCATATAGCCTTAAAATACTATTCTGTGGCAATATAGCATGGGTGATAGGATTAACAACAACAAAAAACCCCATTTTTACACCATTTTTTGTAAGTAGAGGCGCATTTGGGTGTGTTTGGTTATGAATAGGGGGTACGAGTCTGTACTGGAAAATGCTCCCTTAGTTAGGTAATAGGTTTACGAGGTGTGTAATTATGGCATACTATTCCTTATTTACATACCAAACTTTTATAAAATATTTTGGGAGGTGGGGGGGGGGCACCTACAAAACTTTTTTCACTTTAGGAAATAAAAAAGTTATTCATCGTAAAGTGGTATTCTATGGAAAGTGTCAATTTCGCATTCAGGGCAATAAGACCAAAATTCAAATCCTTCACATGAATTAGTATCGCCAGTCCATATAAACTCCCAAATATCAGATTGTTTACCGCATATCATACAGGATTCTGATATTTCATCTTTAACACTTTGCTTTTGTAAGTGATTAATTAACTTTTCTGGTGCTTGCCATGTGTTTTTCATCATTCCTTTATTTTATAGGTGCGGTGGGGTGTGGAGTTCGCTATCTGCTAATGTTAGTCCAGTAATTGATAATACACATTCCACTATTTCCTCTGCGCAAAAAGCCATATGTACTTTAATCCCTTGTTTTTTCCATTTAGCATGAATAGCAATCTGTTCAGGTGAACAACCCTGCTTTGGCTCAAACTGCTTTTCCCAAATTTTTGCTTCGATTGCATGGGCTTGATTACGCCAAATTAGGATAAGATCAGGTACGCCTGGAGTTACACCTGCGCCTTGCAATTGCTTACCCTCTATACCGTTCCTTGACCCTCCGTTTGGCACGTGAAAGAGTAGCCCATATAATACCGGCCAAGTATTAACAAGATATTTCCACGCTGCACCCTGTAATTGCAATTCGCTGGCAGTTTTGGGTAGTTGTTTAAGGGGGATGTAGTTCATAATTGTTGTGCAATTTGTGCAAAGATATGCAATGAAAAAACAGCCTTAACAATACCGTTTAAAGCCATATTGCACAAATTGCATATTTTGTTTGGGTAATATATATAAATACAAATCATATTAATATTTACTATAATAATTTAATTAATAATTAATATCCAAAAATGAGTACACATGGGAGAGATTAGTAGGGTTATAAACCGCCTTAACAATTTGTGCAATTTGTGCAATTTCCCTAACTGCGTTGTTTAAATGGCATTTTTTAATATTTTTTATTGATTTGATATTGCAGATATTGCACGCTATTTTTTCCATTTTGGCTCGTCTAAGCAATTTGTAGTTATTTGGCTTTCATCAATCAGGTTATTATAAATCCAATTTAGTATTTGCGCCCGGCTTATATGGCATGCTCTTAGCGTTGCGTAAAGATATAATAGGTAATTATGAATACACCCTTTTTGGAATTTAATTTCGTATTTCGCCTCAACCCACCTGCAAGCTGCGATAAATAAAGCATCCGTAGGGGTTCGCTCGTACTCATCTAAAGTAGACATCGTTTCTTCTGTTATTTTGCTGTCATGGAATATTTTAGCATTATGGTTTAAGTAATGGTCAGGGTCGTAAGCTAAAAATCTAAGCCTGGATATATCGGACGTTTTATCGAGTATTATTTGATGTGCAGCAAATAAATCTTTCATAGCCTCGTAATGCCCATAGTGGTCATCCTTATTAAGTATGGGTAACAATCCCCAATAGCCTAAATTTGAAACTGATTTACCCAAATAGGCTATGAAAGGTATTTTTTCAATCATAAAATCCCGCATACTTTCCCCGTCCGTTAACAGGTAAGGATTTTTATCGGTGTCAATATCAAATGCTATAAATCCAGTATGAAATAAATGGTTTTTATCATTTCTATCAACCGTTAAATCATCCTGTACGCTGCTAAAACAAGCGGCTGATAGCCTTACCTTGTTCTCATTATAAAAGTCGCTCTTATAACCACTTTGACGTATATTATTTAATACTGTGCCATTGGTGTAACGCTCATTTGTAAGCAAGTCAATTATAGGCACTATTTTGCCGGCGTATTTCAGCTTAGGCCAATTATGTTCGTCTATGTTTTTATAGAATGTACATTTAGTTGATAAATTAATCATAAGAACCAGCCTCCATATTTAAATAACAAACAGGGATATTGTCAATAAAACCACTTTTTGTAAATCTATGCGCTGGCTTAATTATTTTATAATCAAGCAATGTTTGATACATTCCATTATTTTCAGAATAATCTTTAATAGCCAGTTCATCAGTTCTTAATTCAGGTAAATTAATTGTACATATTGCAATCGGTTCTCCTGTTTCGGTATCAAGTAATTTTATAGCTATATTCTCATTAAAATATGATGCAAATTTTAAATCACATATCCATTTTTTAAACTGTATTTCCATTATTTTTCCTCTTTAGATTTTTCCCAAATACATAATAATCCATGATAAGATAATGTTGAGCCTAATTTAACATGGCAATACCTACACTTAAAATAGTATATTAAATCTACTTTTGCAATTTCATCAATCCAATCATTGACAAGTTTAGCACTCTGTTTACAGGCAGGACATTCAATTTTAGTTATCATTAAAATAAATTTTTATTGTACTCCCCATGTTTTACTTTATAAAATAGTTTGCTTTCGCTACGATCTGAATTATCCCTTAAAAATGTATCAGCCCTCCGGGACGCAATCCCAAATTTGTCACACACTTTAATAAAATGCAACCTGTCAAATGATTTACCATGTGATGGTAGTGCATTATAAATATCAACCCAATTGTCTTTAAGGCTTTCGACAGGGTTTAATATCCTTGCTTTCATGGCCTCTGCTATAAAATATTTACAAAGAATAACAGCACCATTTGCTGAATTTTCAGAAACTTTGTATATTAAATTCCAATCGGTATTGATTGAGCATGCAAATTCCATGCACTGGAGTAAGAGGGCAAATCTATGTGCGTAAATTTCAATCTTAGCTAAAACACCCCTATAATCGTCGTTATCGGTCTCGTTTTCTTCATCGATAATTGACCGCTGATAATCATTAATTATTTTATAGCTTTCTTTCGCATAAGACATTAAACATTCTTCACGTTCTTCGTATTCAAGATTTAATAACTTATAGATAAAGTGAGCATACTTTTTTTCAATATTTGGGTCAACCCCAAATTGGTTTGGATATTGTTTTTTCACGTTATCAGGACAGCAAATTAACCACCTGTCAAAAAAGCCACTTTCTGATTTTCCAAAAAAAACAGCTCTTAAAACAGCTGGTTGAATAGTACCAATAATTGTTAAATATGAATTTTCAATATAAGCGTTTGATGTAGACTGCACACGTGTTCTATTAATGCCATCACCATTAAAAAGGCTCAAAAACATTTCTTCATCTGCACCAGCTTTATATCTATCGAACCGGCCTATAAATCCTGCTAATTCATCGTAAACAATCCCGCATCCTTTTGGGTTATTTGCAAGTGTTATTACCAAAGCCTCGGGGGTAACGTCATTTAAAACGTAAATAGGGTGCATAGGTAATTCAGCTACCTTAGCCTTTGGGTTATCAACCTTAAATTGGTCTAATTCTATTTTTTCATTAATGTATTTTTTATAAAGAGCCGATTGAGCCTTTTTAATCGGCTTAAAAGCATCTGCCTGTGGTTCTGATTTTGTAAAACCCTTTTTACCAACAATCGCAGCCCAAACGCTTGCTATTGATATATAGTTACCAGTATTAAGAGTAACAGCCCTACCAACTGCTGTGCTAAAAGCACCCAAAACGGCAGTAATATAATACTCATGAGGGTATCCTTTAGCATCTGCAAAATGATTTATAATCTCTTGCATTGGCTCGGGAAAGGCATTAATAGGGTGTTGAATATCGGACATATATAAAGTTTGAAAGTTAAAAAAATAAACAGCCTAAAACTTAGGCAACCTTAACAAACTTTATATTATCGATAACAACAATAGTTAATTTACCCTCTTTTGCTAATTGGTAAACATGGGTTGTGCTTTTTTTAATCTTATCGGCGTAGGTTTTTATTCTTAATAGATCTGTTCTTATTTCAGTCATAATAATTAGCTTTTTACCGCCAAAGGCGCAATTAAGCGCCAATGACATTCCCCGAATAGAAGATCAAAACTACACGGATATACCTGTAATTTCTTCAAATACAAGAGCGTCAAAGTTCGGTAAATCTTTAAAAGATTGCCTGGCAGTTTCACTCCAATTATTCCACGAATTTTTAAATGCTTCTTTGTAAGGCAATACCCGATTAAATCCACCAGTTGTTACATGGTATGGGTATGATTTTTTTTCTTCATCCGTCATTTGATACGATGAAACCCATATAGTGGTATTGACCTGTTGTAAATAACCGAATGCGGTAGAATTAATAAAATCTTCATAAGTCCAATTAGACGGCTTATTGAAAAGCATATAATTTGCTTGCAAATTATTAAAGGCACCGGCGTTGTCGTTCCCGGCGTTGCTGTACCCGGCGTTTCTGTTCCCGGCGTTGTAGTACCCGGCGTTGTAGTTCCCGGCGTTGTAGTTCCCGGCGTTGTCGTTCCCGG